AACTTTCTTCGCATATTCCGATATACCTTTTGGCATCCGTGATGATGCATACTTCCAAGCCTTCCAGTCCGATTGTGGACGAGGATTGGGCGGAAAGGAAGCGGCCTTGTCTAAGAACCGTAAGACATAAGAATTATCATGATAGACACTCCAACGACCTACAGAAGGAAGGCCAAGACCGTGAAGGTGCTCGGGCAAGAACCATGGAATACCACAAGTCTTAAGAAACTCACGATTTATATGAATAAACTTCGTAAGGATTGCTTCATGAGCAAAACTAGGAGATAATTCAATAAGTTTCTTACATCTAGAACCTATTGAAATAAAGGAATTCTCACTCTGAATACCGGATCGAACTTGGTTATATAAAAGACCAAGATTGATATAAGGTACACAAGTGACTCCTCTTTCAGACTGCAAGATCGAACCTTGTTCCGTAGGAACCAGATCGAAATTAACAGTATAGGTTGTAGAATTGATGTTAAAGAAATGGGGGGAATGGTAAACCTTCCCCACAGAGGGACTTAAACCGCAAATAGCGGCAGTCTCCTCCCAAATTCTTGCACCAAGATTTGTGGCCGGGAAAACCGCATCGTCCCCATTAATAAGGAGAGGAATATCAGATAAGGAATACTTTTTCCGATGATCAGCCTCCAAAGTAGAGCGACAAATAGCGGCATTGATAATACAGAGTATAGGGAAAGAAACTATACTACCCATAAGTTGGCCTCGAGTCTGTGGACGAACCACAGGAGTCTTTTGACCAAAAGGATAATATTCAATGTCATGACGGGTCATGGCCTGATGAAAGATTAAACGATCATCAGGTGACAGCCCGAGGACATCAGAGATTTCATCTACGACAATTTCAGAGCACCAGGACGACAAATCGTTTGTTGCATCAGAATAATCTACAGATAGTAGTTTCTCTCCTATAGCAAAGGATTCTCGAAATGTAGACTCCAGTAAAACAGAAGTAACAGGCTCGGAAGTAAGTTGAAAACACCGAAAAGTGTTTAAACACTGCCAAAGATACTGTTGAATCGGTTTAAGGAGAGTCATTCGAAGGGGTGGACCCTTTGTTATAACACGAACCTTTAAGCTCTCAGGGAGGCCCAAAGGAACAGCAACGGGCTTCTCTAAGGCAGCCATCTTTCGAAGGCGACCAAAAAATTCCCGAAACTTTAGTTGTAACTTCGTATCATCAACTTCCAATATCTCACCTGTTTCATTAACGGAATAAGTAACTAAATCTTCGGAGGTTTTTAAGCCTTCGAGTAAGTTAGTTTGTTCCATAATAAAACCTACTGCCCCGCCTTGACGACGGTTATTTATATAGTTGGCAGATGTAGAAGGAAAGAACGAACGAAGGATATCGGCGGAAGAAATACCAGAATTCTGAAGTACTTCCCGAACCGTACGTTTAAGTTGCTGAGTCATGAAAATGACATCAGGCTTAGTACGGTCGAGATAAGGGACTTCGGCGGTTAACTTAACGAAAGCCGATAACTCTTTTTCTCGTACAGTTCTTTTAGAAGGACGAGGCATGCCTTTCTTAGAGCTTAGAACGGAGACACAGAGACTTAAAAATCTCTTGGGGTCCGACCTCTTGAGAAAGTGAATAAAGCGTCCAGCCGTCCCACAGAGGAGTAAGCCCGGAGAACCCATAGATTCATATATAGAAGGAGCAATCTGCTGATTCGTATGATATGAGAAAAATGAAGAAATTTTCCACTTAAGGAATCCGAGAACATCTCCCGTCAGGGACGCACATCGACACCAGAAAATGTAAGATGGGACCTCCGAAAAGGAGGTCTGACCCTTACGATCTCGTTCGAAACCATATAGTGACAGTAACTGCACTATAACATCAACACTCTTTCGAATGAAGACCTTATCCTCCTTGGATAAGGATTTCAACTGCCTGTCTTCAATAAGACAGGGAACTGTTTTTCGGTTAACAGTTGAACCGGGAGTTACGCTCCTACCATTTGCGGAGACATGAAAGTCGACCGCAGTGTGATCATTAACGTG